TTCTGCAATAACTGAATAATCATCGGATCCTGTATAGCAGCTGTATGCACTTGAATATGGGCTTTGTGATCCTGATATGAAAACGCCTTAGCAGGTTTTAGCATCAGGATGTCTTGGTTCTCTGTGACTGGATCTTTAGGCTTCATATCCTCTGGTAGAGGTACAAGCTTCTGTGCATCCTTAATACTGAGCACATCTAGCATCTGACGATACAACAGGGGCATATTAAATAAGTTCGGTGACTGTGCTGCAAGCTGCATTACTGCTTGATATTGAACAATCTTTTGTGCCATTGTTGAAGCGTTAGGATCGCTAACAGGGATGACGTCCACATCATCGTAGTCAGACTTCTTAGCAAATCTGGACCCTTCATCTGGCTCATAGTTGTACTCCTCTGGTGTGTATTCAGCAATAATCTTTTTAAGTAACTTCAACTCTTGCTTCAAGCTATAGTGCACACGAGCTTGTACTGCACTCATCACCTTCAAAGTGCGCTCTAAAATAGCCAGCGTCGTACCAACAGGTGCTTGACTAGACATATCACTAATCTGTAGATCAGCAGTGTTTGCAAAGCGACGACCTTCTTCAACAATCTGATTGAGTAGTGACATTAATACCTGGCTTGGCTCTTTATATGGCAAGGTCATCAAGTTGTCTTTGATTGCTCCGCTTGGTACATCAACGTCACGGAACTCTCCTGGACTTATCGGGGTGTCATCACCTTTAACTCGCAGACCTCGGGTTTTGAAACCACCTGGTAGATTCGATAATGTACCAGCGTCGACAAGTTGTCTGATAATAGAAGTACCAGACTTAGCATAAGCGCCGATAAGATGGATAAGCCCAAAGTAATAAAAGCCAAATCCCGGAATATACCCATAATGAACAAAATGTTGACGCTTTTGACAAGTCTCATCGTTCGGGTCCCAATTACGTCTAATCGAAAGAACATTCTGAGTACCTTTCTCGATAGTGACTACGTAAGGTAGTGCAATACCGGTGGGTTTACCGTTCTCATCCTTATGCTCGTATCCCTCTAAATCTAGGTTGACGTGCATCTCAAGGAGTTTATAACGGTCATCTGAAGTGGCTCTAAAGCCCATCTTCTCTGCAATTTTTTTCTCAACTTCATCTAATACATCGTTAGGTTCACCTAAATCAATATCACGGTAGAACCCTGCCGCCTGAAGTTTTCTTAAATCATTCTCAGTTTTGCGCATGACATGCGTAACACGCTCAGCAGAGGCTAGGTCTGACGCACCATAAGGTACAACGATGTCTTCTGCTGGTACAAACATAGCCACTTGACGCTCTATATTTGGATCGTAGTACACTTTTTTAAACGCATTACCCGCAAGACCTAAACCCCAGAGCATGCGCTCTGTCTCAGGACGATACTCAGGCATCATCTCAGTCAACTGATAGTTCATGTCCTCACGTACACGCTCAGCTGCATCTTTTTTCTCAGGTGTCTCTTTACCAATTACTAATGTTTTTACAGGACCTGATGCAGGGAAGATAGACATCATAGTTTCTGCTTGGAACTTTACAAGTGCTTCGGAGAGGAGGGGGTGATATACACCACAGGCACCTTCCCATGGTTCAGTGCGCTCTTCAATCTTTAGACCAAGAAGTTCTAACCCATCAACGTATGTTTGTATCCAATCTTTACGTGCACCAATGTCAGAATCAAAGTCACCAATTAAGTCACCGCAGAGTTCTGTAAGTGCACCGCCCGTTAAATACTCAGCTAAGTTAACATTGAAGTCATCCTCGGATTCTTCCTCGGGTTCAATCTGTATTTCTAAGCCATCTATACCAATAGTGACTGACTCAGGATCTTCAATCTCGATCTCTATCGGACTCTCCATCGCAGCAGCTTCTTCAATACCTACTGGGGCTTGATACAGTGCTTTTTCAATTGCCATAATCTATCCTTAATAATATCCCTTGAACCGCTTAGACTTAAATAGTCTGATTTCATCTGGTTCATCGTTTGGTAATTTAATAAACCCACCCTGTCTAAAACGCATTAGCGCCATTACTGTTGAGTCTACCAAGTCATCATGACTCATAAATGGGAAACCCGCAATCTCTTCAACCACTTCTTCTGCCCAACGTGTCTCGGGCACCCACACTAGCCCTGACTTAACAATATCAGCAACAGAATTAAGACGGGCAAGCTTATCGCCACTCCCACGGTGAGGTGTGTATTCGGTAACAGGCATGCCTGTACGCCGTAACTCCTGATATAGCGCTGTACCAGCACTCTTTTTCTCCACAATGAACGCATCAGGGTTCCACTCATGCCATTCTTTCCAGGCTAAATCCTTTAATTCTGGAAATTCTAATCTTTTCTTGATGGAATTCAACAAAATAATACTATGACAGTCCATTTCTTCGTTAAAAAACACTCCCCACGTCGTAATAGCAGTAAAGTCTGCCCGATTATGTGTTTCTGCGGCAGCGTCTAGGCTCATAATCACGTATTCGCACTGGGGTGGGGTTTCTTGCTTCCACCAATTCCACCATTCTCGCTTGACAACGCTTGCTTCCTCGGCTGTGGGGTTTTGCTGGTACTGAGCGTTCCACTGGAACACCGGCATAGAAGCCTTAGTTTGACGCAAAGAGGCCAATGACAGCCATTCAGGCCAGAGAGCTGCTTCTCGATCTGTTCCTTCATTAAAGATCGCTGGAAATTCAACGAGTTCATACTGGTCTGCCTCTTCGTTCTGGACCATATCTCGAACAACCTTACCTGTTAGGTCATCCTGATGCCATCTAGTCTGTACTATAGCGACTCTACCACCTGGCATCAAGCGTGTTCTTGCTCCGTAGGTGAACCATTCGTACGCTTTCTCGAATACATCGAAGTTCCCATTGATGATGTCTTGCTCGTTATGGGGGTCGTCCACCAATAATAGATCAGCTCCACGACCAGCAAGGGCAGAACCCACACCACAAGCAAAATACTCACCACCAGCATTAGTATTCCACCGACCAGCAGACTTGTTATCTTGCGCCAAAGAGACAGTTGGAAAAATTTGTTTATATAGGGGGGTATCAATTAGGTTCCTCACTTTCCGTCCAAAGTCCACAGCAAGATCGGTCGTGTGGGAGACCATCAAAACCTTCTTATCGGGGTATTTTCCAAGAAACCACGCAGGGAAATAGATAGAAACAAGCTGGGATTTACCGTGCCGTGGGGGTATATTGACCGCTATTCGGTTCTTTTTACCCTCAGCAATCTCCATAAGGAGGTTTGCCAATCTGCGGTGATGCTCACCAACTTTGTAGTCGGACTGCATTAGTTTGCAAAACTCTATTAAATCAAGCCTAGCAGCCTTAGCTTCCTTGCGCCTAGCCATTTCATCAATAACAAGCTCTGTTTCTTCAGCGTCTAGCTCATCAAACTGGTCCAAATTGTCCAGCATGAACTGCAGTTCAGCGTCAGTTAGCTCTTCAAGAGGGTTTAGGGTCGCTGTCGTCATCTTTTGTTGTCTCGGGTTGCGTATTTTGGACTTCTTGGACTTCTTGAGTTTCTTCTGGGGTGTCTTCTATACCCATTTCTTTACCCACATCAATAGCTTCTCCATTGACTTCAACCGCTTCTGCGTCTTCTATACCTTGTGGGTGCATGAGTTTTTGTATTTTAGAGCGCAGGGAGTCCATTAATTCTTGGTTTGACCGGTGGTTAATAGTAACCTCGGACTTCTCAGTAAATAAACCTACGTCGGTAATCTTACCCAACAGTTCTAGGGCACGGATACGAATCTTGGGGTCCTCATTGACAGACTCTAGTAGTAACTTATTTGTTACCAATAGCCTAATCTGCGTGGCGTTCTCTACAACCTTGGTGGAAAACTCTTTCAGAATGTCATTGACTGCGTAATAGGTAGCAGGTCTGATCTGCGAAGCCTTTTTGGTCGTGATCTTGGTATTTATCTGGTCTTCGTTTTTAGCTACTTCATAGACAATAGTCTCTGCCACCGCCATGTCTTCGTCGGTTGGAGTGACATCCAGTTCCAATAAATCTGCCGTGCGGCATGCCGCTTCAGCTCTTTCCCTGAAGTTTGCTAGCACCGGATTGTCTTCCGGGAATGGTATCGCCAAGTCTGGCTCAACGTGCATTTGTTGCATCAAGTCCTTGTCCGAATTTGATGTAGATAGACGAAGTATATAGGAAAACGAAAAAATTATGTAAGTACTTCCCAACATGTATAAAAAACCGAAAATTTTATATATAAAAATTTTTTAGGCTAGGTACTTAGAAAACATGACGGGGGGTGGTATATATTTTTTTCGTTAGGTACTTAGGCAATGTACCGGGGGCCAATTTGAAAAAGTGAGCTATGAGAGTTTGAAATAGCAAACCTATACAGCGCATGGTACCTAAACAGATTTTTGGGGGGTGGGGTGTCGCTAAACCGCTAGGCAAAATCGGCTTTGCGTCTAACGTTAGACGGAATTATCCCTTGTTAAACACTATCAAATTGTATTAAACTTTAGTTAATGGTTCGGGGCAATCGCTTACGACATTATTTAGAAAGGTATCAAAATGAAACAAGTTAAATCTGCTGTATCTGCTATTACTCAAGTAAGCAAATCCCTTGCTAATACTGAGCCTGTATCTAATCCCTATGCTTTGAATAGTGATGTAATCAATAGCATAGAGACATGGTCTGGCTTAGTTAAGCAAGCAAGCGAGGCGGGTGATCGTTTGGTTGACGTGCTGATTGCTAACAAGGTTAAGCCATCTCAATTTGTGGCTTTTAATGAGACTGAGGATAAACAAGGTATCTCGTTTAGGGATAACGTGTTTACCTGTATCGTTAAGGGTTGGAATGATCCTGTTGCCACTAAATTGGTTTTTGCTGATCCTAAAACGTTAGCAAAAAGTGATGAGGCTCAACAAATTGTATTGCGTGATATGGCTCGCAAGGCTTATAACAATCTCAAGGCTCAGTTAACCCGTCGCATTGAGAATGGTGATAAGGTAGGCAAATCAGCGCCTGCAAGTAAAACGATATTGGCTCAACGTGCCGTTAAGCAAGCCATTAAGTATCTTGAGGAAAACAAGTCAGGCTATGCTGGCATGCCCGAAGATATTAAGGCGCTTAAGGGTTTGGTAGTTCTTAAGGTTCTTAAGTAATAAATTAACCCCACTTCGGTGGGGTTTTTTTTCGTCTAA